GGCAGAGAATGTTCCGACGGGTGTTTTGGTAGAACCTGTGCTTAGAAAGTACGTCAAGGAGTACAATGGCAGATAAGAGAACTAGGTATAAGATTCCTAAAGGTGTTAAGAAAGAAGCGATGGATGGTCGTGATTTACGTCGTATGCATGGGTATGGCGGCGGTAAGGTGACAAAGATGGTAAATCGTAAGTTACGTATGCAGAAAGATATAGGTTATGATACAGCAGTAAAGATAGATACATATTACAGAAGACATGAGAAGGTAGACCCGCCCGCTAAGGGTTTTGGTGACAGACGTAATCCGAGTAAGGGTTATGTGATGTGGAAGCAGATGGGTGGTGATGCAGGTCACAGGTGGAGTAAGTCATTGAAGAAGAGGTTAGACTTGCTTCAGAAAACAGAAAGGCTTAATAACATAATGAAGACATTGGAGGATATACATGGCATGGTACGATAGGATACTTGGACGCAAACCGATTAGAAAAATATCTGCGTTAGAGGAGATGATAGCAAATGATACAAATCAATTAGTAAAAGATGCAAGGACTCCAGTGTATTCTGCTATGGGAACAAATGCGCAATATCAAGAGTCGATATTACCTCCGATAGACCAGAGGTACCTAGAGCAGCTAGCGGACCGTTATTCGCATTTAAGGACGGTTATTTCGCGTATTGCTTCGCAGTCAGTAGCAAAGGGCTGGGAGTATCACGCAGTAGGCGACACTGGTGACAAAGAAGAGAGAAAAATATTAGAGACATTACTTAGAGACCCGACAAGAGGAGATGCAGACATATCAGGTATGGAATTGTTTAAGGCAATGATAAGACAGTTAGAAATATTTGATGATGTATGGGTTAGTATTGTTTATGACCGTGTAGAGGGTGGCGAGATGAAAGTAGTCAAACAGCTTTGGGTAGAAGATGCAAAGCACATGAGATTTCACGTAGATGAGTTTGGCAGGTTTAAGGATGACGTTTATTTTGATGTAATAACTAGACAGTTTGTAGAGCAAGATGCAAAGACAGAAGGTGGTATTCCTGCTGCAAAGATGGCATATTTTTATGACCAAGGTGGAGATAGTGACAAAATACCTTTTGCAAGAGATGAGATTATACATTTTAACAAATACAGTGCGACAGCAAGGCTATATGGTCAGTCGCCGATTATAGGTCTTTCTAAAAAAATAGAAACTGCGCTCGCCATTGAGAACTTCCAAAATAAAATCTATAAACTAGAGAGACCACCTAAGGGTTTCTTGGATATTCCAGGTCATGACGAAGAATCATTAAATAGATTAGGAGAATACATTGCAGAAGAGACACGACGCAATCCTAACTTTGTTCCAATTATAAGTAGTAGGGGAGAAGGTACAGGAACAGGACAAGCTAAGTTTGTGCCCGTTATGCCTAACATGGATGAGTTGATGGCACTGCCATATATGGAGCGTATTAACAACGACATAAACGCAGCGTATGGTGTTATGCCAATCATAACAGGAAGTACAGCAGGCGTTGGTGGATTGAATGCAGAAGGAGAACAGGTTAGTATATTTGACAGAACTATATTAGAAACGCAGAAATGTATTGAGATGGGTTTCTTTAAGCCGTTGTTGAAAATATTGGGCATAGAAACTTGGAAGATAAGATTTGCAGATATAAATGTAAAGAATGAGCAACAGCAACTTGCTAATATGTTACAGAAGGCAAATATAATCACAGTGCTTAACAAGGTAGGAATAGAGGCAACACTTGACAAAGACGGTAATCTTAAGTTACCAGACAATCCACAGATAAGTATGCCAGATGATGCTAAGCCAGAAGTAGGGGCGTTGAAACCATGAGTGCATGTAAAAAGTGTAGAGCAGGTCCGATGTCAGTACATATATTGAGTAATGGTTTTTGTCAAGCATGTACAAGTGAGTTGTCTTGGAAGCAAGGAGAAAGAGTAGCACGACAACAGGCAGCAAGGGCGCAACGCATGAAGATGTTTAAGAAAGCAGAAAAGTACATAGACAAAAAATGGAAAGACAAGTATGGTGATGATTCTGTTGAGGCTGTACGTGAGTACAAGTAATGGCTATAGAGTTTGATGATAGTGAGTGGTTTCCTTTAATTAACTTTTATAAAAAACAAGATAATTGGCAAATGATTTTAGAAGAAGCAGGAGAGACTATAGCAGAAGAAGCAAGAGAAGACGCGATTGACATTTTGTATTCTCAACTAAATAATGTTAAAGGTTCCGTTGGAGATAGTATTGTAGCGTTTGCAGCACCAGAAGGAGATAAAGTTTCTATGGGCTTACAATCAGACCATCCTGCAGCAAATATGATAGAATACGGAGGTCTTGTGCCTGCTGAACCTTTTGACCCTAAATCTGCATTACCTAATATTGACGATTATGCAGATGACGTTTTTGCATATTCTAATTATATAAAAAAGAAACAACCTTTTAAACAAGCACGGCCTTTTTTACGTCCTGCTTTAAATAATGCTCAAGGGCAATTAAACGCAGAAATTGCATCTGTTGCACGAAGTTATGCAGAAGACTTGTAACATTTCCGGAAAGTTATACTTACTTATATACACATATCGGATGTTAGGCTGTGGCAGACGCTAATAATACTAAGTGGAAAGTCTATCGACCAGACTGGTACAATGAAAGAGTTTTAGAAACGTTTATTAGCTCGCCTATCGTCGACAAACAGAACGATAAAATTAAAACAGAGACAATTAAAGAAGCCATGGATTTCTATATGAAATATGGTGTATATTCATACAAGCATGAGGAGATGCCAGTAGGCTTACCTCTTGCATATAAGGTAAAAGACGGTAAAGTCAAAATACGTGTAGGCATACACAACAGGCTTCCTATGCATGATAGAGTATGGGAAGAGATGCAGATATACGGTGACAAGGGCGGTTCATCTATTAGGGGTGAAGCTGAGAAGCAAGAGAAGGTTTGCGAAGGAGACGTCTGCCACAACAACATCTCCGAGTTATCTCTTTGGTCCGTGTCATGGGTTGGTAACAAGCCTGCTAATCCAGAGGCTACTGTAACCGCAGTAGCAGCAGCAAAAGCAGAAGAACCTGTAAAGGTGACAAAGCAAGTAACACTAGATGAGATAGAAGGCATGGTAGAAAAGATAATAGAGCGCAAGAATGGCGAGTATTGTCTATATGCTAAGAAAGATAGAAAGTTACTTGGATGTCATAAAACTAGAGCAGGCGCAGTAAATCAAGAACGCGCAATACAAGCTAGAAGATTCAGTAAAATGAATCAAGATTTAGATGAGATATTGGCTGTATTGAAAAAGAAACCATGTTGGGACGGTTATGAAATGGTAGGCTTCAAATATGAAGGCGGTAAAAAAAAGCCTAATTGCGTTCCACAAAAAAAAGCTGATGACCCAAGCACTCCAGCAAAACCAAGTGAGAGAAGGAGAGGCAGTACTAGAAATCCAAAAGGTACAGCTAGTGGAGAGCGTGGTGGAATCAAATTAAGTGAGGCAAATATTAAAACATTAGAAGGTTATCGAGACGAACACAACAAGAAAGTTGGAAACGCTAAAGGGAAAAAGGCTAACCTGGGAGCATTGAAAGCAGTGTTCCGCAGGGGTGCTGGTGCATTTTCGACCAGTCATCGTCCTAGTGTACGTAGCCGAGACCAGTGGGCGTTAGGTCGTGTCAAGGCATTCTTAAAACTACTAAGCTCAGGTAGGCCTTCCAATCCTAAGTACACCACGGATTACGATTTACTGCCTGCTGGTCATCCCAAATCTACTAAAAAAGAAATGAAGACAGTAAAAGTTAAGCCACCAAAAGGGCATCACTGGATGGCATACAAAGATGGTCCAGTACTTATGGTAGGTGACTATGCACCACACGAAGGCGCAGTAGAAGCATTTGAGTTTGAGGTTATTGAAGAACATGACGACTCTAGGCTTGCTAAAGCTGAGTATCAAGGTAAAAAAGTAGAATTGAACAAACCACGAAGACTGTCTGGAGAGAACAAGAAGTTTGGTGTATATGTAAAGAATGACAAAGGTAATATTGTACAGGTCAAGTTTGGCGACCCTAACTTAGATATAAAACGTGATGACCCAGAAAGGCGTAGAAACTTTAGAGCCAGACACAACTGTGACAATCCAGGCCCAAAATATAAGGCAAGATATTGGTCTTGTAGAATGTGGAGTGCAAAGAATGTGTCAGATATATTAGCGAAAAGCAATGAACATTTAGATGATATAATAGATTTAATAAAAGCACCCAAAAAAAAACCTAAAAATCCAAAAAGAAGAAGAGGAGGTAAGAATCCTTCTAAAACACAATGGAATAATTGTTTACAAAATGCAAGAAATCTAAAAACATACTATGGTGCTCCAATGGCTGCAAGTCCAGAAAGATTTTGTGGAGCTTTGTGGTATGATTACGGTAAGTTTGGACATCAAGATGCAGGCGGTGATAAAGAGCCAGACCCTCCATACAAACATGGTCCAGGCACTGGAGGCAAAGACCCAGGTAATGTTAAAGACCGTAGTGGTTTAAGATTTAGGCAAGCAATGTTCGAACGTTCAGGATATTGGCGTAAAGCAAGAGGTGAAATGTTGACTCCTAAAAACATTGCAAGGTTAATGAGCGGTAAAGGAAAGAAGTAGTTTCCGGAAATATTGAGTTACTTATATACCCTTTTGTACATAAACAAGTATGACAGATTGCAGTTGTGGTGGTAATCATACTGAAGCTATCGACGAAGAAGTCGTTGAAACAGAAGACGTGGAAATTGCCGCTGGATTAGATGAGCCAGTAGAAGTCGGCAAAGAAGAAGCAGTCCTAAAAGACATGGAAGAGACTCTAATGAAGCTTAAAGAAGTAATAAACTACTTAAGTGAAAAAGAAGAAGAAAAAATGGACGAGGAAAAGATGGACGAAGAGAAAATGTACGGCGAAGAAAAAGACGAAGAAGACGAAGAAGAAAAGGAAGATGAAGAGGAAGAAGAAAAAATGATGGAAGAAAAGAAGCCTAAGAAAAAGGACGACATCGATGACCTCTACAAAGCCGTCACAACATTAAAGAAACACGGTATTGGTGTATACACGGGACAAAAAGCAACCCCAGCACCTACCACTGAAGCTACTATTGAAGAAAAAACCATTGACTGGAATAATTTATCTAAGTCATGGGATGAACTAGAAGATATGGTAGGAGGAAACTAAGTATGGCAGGAATAAGTTTTGAAGAATATGTAAACGCATATTATGGTGGTACTCTAGGAATCTCTAAGAGATATGGTATCGCAAAAGACGACACAGTGACCAGCACAGACCCTGCTGGAGCATTCAACACTATGTTCGGAGCAAAAGTATTCAATCAGTTGAATACCAAGTCAGAAGTATTTAAACTTCTGAAGAAAGAAGCATGGACACAATCAGGATTCAGAATTTTGACTGGAAGGCACAGCACAACCGCTGGTGTATCCGAAGGCGGAAATTTCCCAGCTACTGAAAAACCAGACATTGAAGAATTGACTCTTACACTAAAAGAAATAGTTACACCATGGGAAATGACTTCTAAAGCAGAAATGTTGTCAGAAGCAGACGATGGATTGGGCAACTTACTAGCATTTATGCGCAGAGAACAAGGAGAAGCACACTCTTTTGCTATTGACCAGATGTTGTTAAAAACATACGAAGCAGATGGTGACGGCTCAGCAAGTGGTTCTGGTGCAGGAACTGCTGGAGTTAACATGGAATCTTTAGACCGTGTTACAGCATCTCATACATACTGTGGTAACTCAAACTCCGCTGGTGGAGACAATGCAGCATACGGTAAATTATACGACAAAAACGCAGGAGATTCTGGATTTGGAGAATGGACTGCTGGAAAGACTGACTTTAACTCTACAGACGGAAATAACCGTGACTTAGAATTAAATATGTTAGATGATATGATTTCAGCATTGTTAGAAAAAGGTGTTAACTACAACAGTTTAATTATGTTGATGGGATATGATACATATCAACAATTAAAAGGTAAAATGCAACAAACAAATGCAGCTTACAGCTTTGGCCTAAATGCAGGTGGAGCAGGCAGTCAGAACGGAGTTACTGGAGAAGCTGGTTTGAACTTTGATTCACGAGTTGGAGCATACGATGGAATACCAATTTTCCTATCACAACACGTACCAAAAGACAGTGGAGGCGCAGGAAGAATTTACTTCTTGGATATGGACCACTTGGCAGTTCGTGTAGCAGCACCAACAACCTATGTTGACAACACTAACTTGGCTATTAGACAAAAACTAAGCAGAGAATATGCATTCATAACTGCTGGTGAATTAGTCTGTTACAGAAGAAACACTCAAGGCAGTATCAGAGACTTGAACCTTTAGAGTGGTTGGAGGACTAATTAAATGGTCAAAGTTACCAACACTACTAACAAGTTCGTTTATCGCAGGTTACCTCGTGGGGGCTACGTCGATTGGCCGCCCAAAGGGACAGTTGATGTCACAAGCAAAAGGTTACTACAAGAACTTAAAGGTCGCGGATTTGTCATTCACAAAGATGTTGGTCCCAAAGTTGGAGGTGGGGTTAAGACGCACGTCAAAACTCCTAAACCTAGGGGCCGACCTTCTAAACCAAAAGCCAAAAAAGAAGTAGCTAAGCCTAAGAAAGGTCTTAAGAAGACAAAGGGTAAGGCTGACTAATGGCAAATACTGTAACGACAAAGAAACTTACAAGTGCGGTACAAGTCAGAGAAGTTACAAACGGAGCAACGGTATCTGTATTAGCAAGTAGTGGCAATTTTGCTACACTTATAGATGCAGTAGATGTAAGGGTGTTTGATAAAGTCACCATACAGGTAAGGAACATAGACAACACTAGTACTCCTAAGGTAAGAGTGTTTGGTACTTTGTTTCCTAATCCTGGTTCTACACCTACGGCAACTAATCCAGCAGATTCTGCTTGGGTACAGATTGGAGATGACATAGATATTGGAGCTTCTACAGGAGCAATTAAGTCTATATCTACAACTGCATTGAAACAAATCTGTGTAGTAATAAGAGACCAAGGCTCAAACACACAAACATTCCCAGCAGGCGATTGTGTAGTGTTTTGTCAGGGGACCATTTAGTGAATGGCTACTCCTATATACTCTGAAATTGTCTTAGTAAGTGAGGTTGTCTAATGGCAACAACTATTTGGTATTCTAACCCTACATCAGGGAACGCTATGAATTTTTCAGATAGCAATCAATGGAATACAGCACCAGATGGTTCAGGCACAGCAGGAAATCCAGACACTTCAGATGACCACGCAATAATTCAGAATGGCGACACTGTAACTCTTACAGGCAACGAGGAAACTGGTTCGTTGTTTATCGATGATACTGGAACAATCATAGGAGGAGAAAATACACTTACTTTAAATGGTTCGACTGATGATAATGTATTCCGTTGGGATGGTACTATTTCAGCAGCTTCAAATTTAAATATATCTATAGAGGGTGGTGCTAATAAACATATCAAAGACAATGGTGGAACTGGTAATATTAATAATTTAACTATTAATAATGCAGGTAATATTGTAGAATTAGATGCCGCATTAACTCTTGATAACACCCTTACGATAAACGCAGGCACATTGGATACTACAAGTAGTGACTATGGACTTATAGTAGGTGGACATATTTTTGGTAATGGAACTTTTATTGCTAATGATTCGACCGTTACAGTAGCAGGACAATGCGCTCCCGCTAATGTCGAATTGACAGCTGGGTCGATTACCTCTAATGATGATTTTAGACCAACTACTAAAACCACTATAGATGGTAACGGAAGCATTACAGCTGCTGGCAATTCTCAAATGGGTGGTTTATTTGACATAGGAGCTACTAATACTCCTACATTACAAGCAGGTAGGTTACACAGTACTTTGGATATACCTTCAGGAAATCAAGGTCAATCAACATTTAATTTAGCTTTAAATGAAAACTCGTCTGGTGGTCCAGCAAGACACGTTTTTTTTCATAATTTAACTTTAGATAGTGAAGGTACCGAAAATAATACTTATACAATGCAAGGCGCTATAACTTGCACAGGTAACCTTACTATCACAGATGGTACAATAGATACATCAAGTAGTGACCACGCACTTACAGT